GAACTGCACGCCGTTCAAGAACGTCCCAGTCCTCGACCTGAACTTTGACGCCGAGATCGCACCCCACTATCACGAGACCGACACCGACCGGGGCGTGATGAGCGAGGTGACGATCGAGGTGCAGGATGTCCGCTACGTCGGCGAGAAGATCATCGACAAGGACACGGAGTTCCTCCTCAGGGACATCCCCGGCCAACGCCTGCGCGGCTTCGTCAAGGGAATGGTCTGGGACTCTCTCGAGGATGCCATCGCGAAGTGCGAAGCCACCGAGGTCGATGACGTGAACATGGAGGCGGACGGGTGACCTATTCCACAATCGGCTGCGGCCTGCTCATTGCCTTCCTCATCATCTTCACGTTCGGCCTGCCCTTGGCCCACCTCATACCGTTCAATGCAGCGGCGAGGTGCAAGCAGTACATTCTCAACAAGACCACCACCACCAACAAGGAGATCAACAATGACACCGACCACTGACATCATGGACCCCCGTGCGGTTGAGAAGCTCATGCTCGACGGCGACCTTGGCAAGCTGGACGCCTCGCAGCGCATCCAGTTCTACGCCGCCACCTGCGACCGCGTTGGCCTCGACCCGGTTGCTCGACCCTTCGACTACCTCCGCCTCAACGGCAAGGTGGTCCTCTACGCCAACAAGAGTTGCGCCGAGCAGCTTCGGCAGCTTCACAACATCAGCCTCGGAGAGGTCCGCACCGAGGTCGTCAACGATACCTTCATCGCGACGGTGACGGCCTCGACGCCTGACGGGCGAACCGACTGCGACATGGGAGCGGTCCCGGTTTCCGGGTTGTCCGGGGAGCGACTCGCGAACGCGATGCTCAAGGGCATCACCAAGGCCAAGCGGCGCGTCACGCTCTCGCTCGTCGGTCTGGGAATGATGGACGAGACCGAGGTCGTGACCATTCCCGGAGCCGAGCGCATCGCTCCGGAAGTGATGGAAGACGATGACCGCAACGTCCCGCAGCGACTCAAGACCGTCGCGCTGCCTGATGGTGGCAAGGGCAGCGTCGAGCACGACCCCAAGAGCGAAGAGGTCAAGAACGTGACCTCGGTGACGCGAGACAGCAACGAGAACGGCGAGTGGTGGGTCATCACCTTCGAGGAGACCGACGACCGTGGTGAGTTGGTGAAGTTCACCACGTTCAGCAGCACGATCGCGGCGAAGGCCACCGAGGCCTTCTCCACTGACTGCGCCGTGCGCGTCAAGACGGTGGCCCGCACCAGCAAGAAGACCGGGTTCCGCTACATCAACATCGACAGCCTCGAGATCATGGGAGGTGACTCATGAACCTGTACGACATCGCGACCGACTACATCCAGTTGCAGCAGCTCGTCGAGGAGATCGAAGGCAGTGGTGAGGAGATCGACGAATCACTTGCCTCAGCCTTCGAGGCGGCCAACGGTGACCTCAAGGCCAAGACCGACGCGGTGCTCAAGATGGTCAGGAACTACGAGGCCAAGGCGGAGATGCTGGCGAACGAGGCCAAGGTCTTCCAGAAGAAGGCGAGGAGCGCGGCCACGGGCGCGGATCGACTCCGCAACATGCTCAAGCGGATCATGTCGCTCCACAACCTCGAGCGGATCAGGACCGACCGCTTCACCGTCAGCTCGTGCAAGACAAGCAAGCCGAGCGTCAGCTTCAACCTCGAGCGAATGCCACCGGAGTACCTCAAGCAGGTCTTCATCATCGACCCGGACCGCAAGGCCGAGGCGACGAGCGAGGCCATCATCAACGAACCAGAGTGGGCGACCGTCGAGCACGGCACGCATCTCCGCATCAGATAAGGGGGAGTCATGGAACTGTTCAAGCACAACGGGGCGGCGAGAGCGACCGACCCCAAGACATCGAAAGACGCCGCGAAGATGAGCAGCAGGGAGCGGGTGACCGCGAAGATGCGACTGCTCAAGGCATACGACGAGTACGGCCATATCTGCGACGAGCACGCTGGGAACCTCGCAGGAGTCAAGGGAGCGCACAAGCGCATCAGCGAACTCTTGAAGGAGGGATACCTCAAGCACGTCGGCGAGGAGCGCGGTGTCAATGGCACCGACGTGAGGCTCTGCGGCTTGACTCCTGACGGCGAAGAGTTGGCCGAGCAGCTCAAGGTGGACCTCAAGGCTCAAGTGATCGACCAGAGCAGCAAGATCGAGGAGGTCATGGACATGATCGAGGGAGTCGTCAACCAGTTCGGCGAGGTCATGGACTCCATGCACCAAGCGCAACGACTCCCCGGCGGTGCTTCGATGACTCTGGAGGAGTGGGTGAACCGTGAGCAGAAGAACATCGACAAGGCCATGCAGTCGCTGGATCGTCTGGAGGGCCTCATCCATGAACGATGAAACCAAGCAAGCACGGCAGAAGGTGCAGCAGCTTCTCGACGAAGCACGCGAGCAGCGGGTCCAGATCGAGAAGCGTCTGGAGGAGTTGGACGTGGCCGAGCGTCTCGCGCTCGCGCTGCTTGATGGTCTTGAGAAAGGGGAGGTCGTGACATGACGCAGAAGAAACTCCCGGCGGTCATGTTCTACACCGGCGACTGGTTGAAGGAGCCGACGCTCCGGGCGACCTCGTTGGCTGCTCGAGGCTTGTGGATCGACATGTTGTGCTTCATGCACGAGAGTCCTCGGCGCGGCTACCTCATGCTGACGAAGGACGTGCCGATGCAGGCCTGCCATCTGGCCCGGGCAGCAGGGACTGACCTCGACACCTGCGAGATCCTTCTGGGCGAGCTGGAGCGCAACGGCGTCCTCAGCATCATCGACCTCGAGGATCTGGACGATCACTCCACCGCCTTCGCGAGTCGCAGGATGGTCCGTGATGAGATGACACGGCAGAAGCTATCCGAAGCGGGGAAGCGTGGGGGCAGGCCCAAGGAAAGCCTTAGTAAAGCCTCCGAAAAGCCTACCCCCAAGGGTCCGAGGGGGTCTTCATCTTCACCTTCATCTTCAGTTTCATCTTCGGAAGAAGAGGAGAGGAGTATCTCCGAGGAAACCGTGGAAACGGTCTACACGAGGATCCCGTGGAGAGCACGCCGCCAACCCGCGAAGACCAAGCTCATCATCCGCAGGCACCTCGTCTCACTGACACGACGCCACCAGACTCTTGACGCGGGTGCGGCTTGGCTTGGCGATAGGCTCGGAGACTACTACGCCAGTCCAGAAGGTCGGAGCGAATACTTCAGGAGCCCGACGACATGGCTGGACGCGGAGGCATACGACGAACCAGACGAGGCATGGGCCTCGAGATTCAAGGAGAGGACCGAACTATGACGACATGGGAAAGCACCAAGTCCAAGATCAACGGCCTCTGGCCGTCCGCATCATGGAACCCGGAGGAGCGTGACCTCTGGGAGAAGACACTCTACGCGCTCGACCAGTGGGCACTCAGTCAAGCCCTCGATCGAGTCGCCAAGACCTACACCCGGGAGAAGCCTGCGCTCAGATGGGTTCTCGACGCCTACAAGCAGATCAAGCACGACGCGCAGCCCAAGCCGGACCCGAACGATCGGATCGAGATGATGGAACGCGACGAGCAGGCCCGGGACCACTGGGCGACCGAGGCACGCAGAAGGATCAAGACATTGACCCACGACGAACTCGAACAAGTCAGCCAAGCGATCAAGAACCGGGTCGGCTTCGTGATCAACACCGAGACCCCGGTGGACGAGTGGCCCTACATCGCTCTCGGATTCGTTCAAGCAGAACTGGAGGACAACCATGGCGGCAACTGATCGGAAGGAACTGATCAGCAGCTTGGCGGAGATCGCCGGGATGCAGATCGACGAAGTGGAGGACACGCTCAAGGAGTTGGAGCGTGGTGGATTCATCGACATGGACCGAACTGGGGAACGCACCCCAGTCATCAGACTCAGCAAGGACGCACGAGAACATGCAGAACAGCTTGTACACTCCCCTCTGGATCCAGACGCTCGCGAACCATCAGGCCGATCCGGATCACACCGTTGGAATGCTCAAGGCTGAGGTGCATGAGCAGTGCGGCAAGATGATCAGTGACGGGGGATTTGACTGGCACGAGTTCTGGACCCGTCGCAGCAGCAAGCTCGCGATGGTCAAGGCGTGCGTCTGCAACCACGCCTACCAGTGCCTGATCGATTACATGGACGAGCGTGAGATCGCCGAGTTCCTCGGCCTCAAGCTCACCGGGTTCAAGATGGCGAGATACCGCTGGAGGGATCAGCATGGGGCGAGCGCAACGGGATAAGGGAAAGCGAAACGAGCGGGCGGCTGCTGCGGTCTGGTCCAAGGTCACCGGACACCCTGCACGCCGGTCCGTTCAATACTGCGGCAGCGATGGCACTGCCGACCTGATCGCTCAACCCGGTCTCCACATCGAGGTCAAGGCACGCAAGTCGATCGCCGCTGTTCGCTTCCATGATCAAGCCGTGTCTGATGCGATGGATGGGAGCGTGCCGATAGTGATGATGAAGGAGGACCGTGGTGAGTTCTTCCTTCTCGTCCGGGTCGATGACTTCCCGAAGTTGCTGGAGATCGTAGGCGGTGCAGGTTCAGAATGATCGTGGGCGTCTGTGGTCCATGCTTGAAACCGTGATTCTCGTAGGGGCGGCCTCGGCGGTGTTTCTTGCCATCGGTCGCCGTGATCAGGTGATCCAGACCAACTCCCTGCACATCGCGGAGCTGCGCTCGATCGTCACGGAGCTGGTGAAGTCGCAGGTGCTCTCCGAGTCTATGAGCAGCCAGCACGTTACACGGATGAACAGCTTGGAGATCAGGATCAACAGACTCGAGGTAGGTCAATAGCGTGGAACAGTTGCTTGAGATGATGATGGGGCTCGCTGTCCCGGCACTGCTTGGCATCTTCGGGTTCCTCTGGAGAGTGAACTCGAAGCTGACCGCGATGGAGCAGATGCTCAAGGGTCACGACTACAGGATCACGAACAACACCAAGAAGCTCGCCCAGCACTTCGACAAGGCCTTCACCATCAGGAAGACGATCGAATGAGGTACACCAGTTTCGCCGCTTTCATGCTGACGATCGCCTCGGTGACGGCTTGCTCCTTGCCGAAGGTTGACGTGATGACGGGGAAAGCATCGAACATGCTGGCAGACGCAACGACGAACCAAGTGGAGACCCTGACCGTGCTGAGTGCGGTGGGCGGGTTCAGCTTGATCGGCGGGATCGTCATGTTGGCAGTGACTCGTGGGAGCCGTGGCTGGTTCCCGGTCATCGGGGGGATCGTGTTGGTCCTCCTGAACTACGCGGTGGCAAGCTACAGCCACCTGATCTTCTATCCGCTGGTCGTCTTCACCGGGCTGATCAGCGGGGCGTGGACCTATCGCATCGTGCGGCAGATCCTCAACGAAAGGCGGACACCATGTTCACCCTCGCATTCGCGTCCGGGTTCTTCAGCAGCTTCTTCGGGATCGCTCTCTTGTGCTGCGCCTCCTTCCTCGCCGGAGTGATCTTCAAGGCTCCGTTCCTCAAGCTGGTCACCGGCGGAAAGTGGGACGGCTGACATGGTAGGACATCAGACGCTTCTGATGCTCTGCATGATCAGCGCGGGGTCGTTCGTTGATCTTGAGGTCACCACTGACGGACCTCGAACGATCTACGAGGGCACCGTGGTCCTCGAAGCAACAAGAGCAGAACCAGACCCCTGCATCGACTTCACCATCGACCTCCCCAAGGGTGACATGGCCGGACCAGTCATATCTTCCGACCCCGGTCAGCCCATGCTTCCCTTCGCGCACTTCGTCGATGACGCGAACCGCTTGCAGGTCTGGTGGTGTTCATTCCGTTCGCCACTCATGGGTCAGTCCCACTACAGCATACCCCGGAACTTCGTCTTCCACGTCACCCGCACCGAGTTCGGGCCGGAAGACCTCGAGAAGCTGCTGGGGGACTGGGGACTTGATGACAGTGCGTGGGATCTGAACCTTGATGGAGTCGTCGGAGGTGAGGACCTTGGCGTTCTTCTCGGAGGATGGTCATCGGATGACGGAGAAGCGTAGAGCCAAGATCGCAGCGATAAGCTGCACCCACGCACCGTTCACGCCCTCCGACACTCGCGAGTGGTTGTTGAGGACGTTGAGCGACATCGACGGGTTGACCCACTTCGGTCACCTCGGCGACGTGTTCGAGGCCGGGGCCGCATCGGTCCACGCGGACGAACACGACCACGCGCTCGTCGATGAGTATCAGCAGGCGGCAGGACTTCTCGCCGACATCAGGGAAGTCCTGCCGCCGGACTGCATCCGCTGGATCAACACCGGCAACCACGACGACAACCTGCAAGCCGCCGATCCAAGACGCATCCCGAAGGCACTCAGGGGTATGGTCCACTGGAACAACCACCCGGAGTTCGGCGAGGAGTTCCGCAGATGGTCGTGGCTGCCCTACTCCAAGTCCAAGAGGGCCATCATGCGGATCGGACAGGTACACTTCTGGCATGGGTTCGATGCGGGCATGAACTCCGACGAACTGGAAGGCATCCAGATGATCGCGCACGCGGGATGGGTGCCGCACTCGTTGGCCGTTCGTGGTCACACCCATCGACCCGTGCCACCAACCCAAGCGAAGAGGACCGCCAAGATCCCCTTGCCATACTGGTATGCGAACGTCGGGACCTGCGGACCGCTCGATCCTGAGTGGGCCAAGCGGAAGGACACGAGCCAGTGGGGCAGCTCGGTCATCGTCGTGGAAGCAGTCTGGGACAGGCCTAGCCGACTGCATGGCCGATGCTGGGATGCGGAACTCATCAGGATGCAGCCATGAGAACAGCCGCCGAGAAGTTCAAGGAAGACCTCGAGAAGCGTATACTCTGGTGGCGCACCGAGTTCGACCTTGACCACTTCACCGCGTCCGGTGTTCTGATGGACGTGCTGATCGACTTGCTCTTCTCGAAGGGGGAAGACGATGAGGACGACGACGACGACGATGACGACGAGGACGAGGACGAGTGATGGCTCATAGAGCGCGACACGTCCGAAAGCCCTCGTGGCGCGAGGACAATGGCGCGAGCTATCGCCACAAGCTCGACGACATGCCCACGCGGTCGATCGTGCAGATACACCGGGGAGCCATGCGCGTCGTCTCGGAACTTGCCGAGGAGGCCAAGATGCCGGACGATATCCGCAACGATATCAGATACGCCACGACGCTCGCCCGGGACGTGATCGCCGAGCTTGAGCTTCGAGCCAAGAACAAGGGGAAGACATGCAAGTCGAAGCCAGAAAAGTCAAAGACCTCCTCCAAGACCCGGAGAACTCCCGCAAGCACGACGAGCGGAACCTCCAAGCCATCCGGGAAAGCCTCGAAGCCTTCGGCCAGCAGAAGCCGATCGTCATCGACCAAGAAGGGAAAGTCGTCGCAGGGAACGGCACGCTCGAAGCAGCGAGGCAGCTCGGCTGGGAAGAAATCCAAGCGGTCGTGACTCTGCTCGAAGGACCGAAGCAGACCGCCTTCGCCATTGCCGACAACCGCACCGCAGAGCTGGCCGCATGGGATGACGTACAGCTCGCTCAGTCACTGGTCGCCCTTGAGAACGACGACAACATCGACGCAGCCATCACCGGGTTCGACCCCAAGGAGATCGACAAGATGGTGGAAGCTATGGCCGGAGAAACCGAAGTGAACGAAGACGAGATCCCGGAGCACGTCGAACCAGTCACCAAGCTCGGAGACCTCTGGAAGCTGGGACACCACCGGCTGCTCTGCGGGGACTCGATGAAGTCCATGCACATCGACCGCCTGATGGACGGCAACAAGGCCAGCATGGTCTTCACCGATCCACCCTATGCCCTGTTCGTGAACAGCACCGGAGTCGCGAAGATCGCCGACGACAAGATGGTCAGGCCGTTCTTTCGTCAGGTCTTGGCTGAGTGCCGGAGAGTCACAAGACCGCAGGGCCACGTCTACCTCTGCTGCGACTGGCATAGTGCCATGACCATCGAAAGCATGAGCAGGGAGGTCAAGCTGGCCGCCAAGAACCTCATCGTCTGGGACAAGGGCGACGGGGGCGTTGGAGGCATGTACCAGAACTGTCACGAGCTGGTCTGGTTCTTCGCCAACTCACCCGAGCAGACCACCACCATCAAGGCCTCCGCAGCCGAGAGACCAGTCAACGGAGTCCCGAACATCTGGAGGTTCTCCCGAGTGCCGTCAGCAGAACGAGAGCACAACGCAGCCAAGCCGGTCGGCATGATCAAGATCCCGATCCGCGCATCAAGTGACAAGAGCGATATCGTGCTCGACCTGTTCGCCGGTTCCGGGTCCACCCTGATCGCAGCGGAAGACCTCGAGCGCACCTTCTACGGCATGGAGATCGAGCCGACCTACTGCGACGTGATCGTCAAGAGGTGGGAGAACCATACGGGCGAGAAGGCTGAACGAATCGAGGAGTGAGCCGATATGATTGACATGAGCCAGCAAGCAGACGACAAGAACCTCCCCGAGTGGGCTGGGGGTCAGGGGGCAGCTCCGAGCAGGGCAGCCCTCGCCACGATCCGCCGAGCTGTCTCGAACAACTGGGATATCCCTGACGCATGGAAGGCCGCGCTCCCGGCATTGTGCGCGAAGATCGCAAGCGACGACTCGAAGGGTGACCGGGAACGGCTCAGGGCGATCGAGATCCTGCGAGCCATGCAGCGCGACAACCTCGACGCGGCTCAGGTGCTTGATCGTGTTGAGCGTCTCGATGAGGGCCGTGCCACCGACCGGATCGAACTGGCACCGATCGAATGGAACCCGAACAGGTAGACCATCTCGAACTCTATGAGCTTCTGAGGGATTGGGTTCGCCCCCGGCTCAGTTGGTTCCCTCGGTGGACGTTCGACGATATCCTCCACGAGGCGTTCATCGTTGCGCTCGACAAGCTGGACGGGTTCGACTCGTCAAGGGGCAGCCGATGGTCATACCTCAGCCCTCGCCTCTTCGATCCGATCTGGAGGAAGTACATGAGCCACGAGGGCTATCGGATCGACCGGCATCGAGTCGCCGGGAGGTGGATGCGGCGCAAGGCCGTCAAGGTCGTGACCCTCATGGACAAGGTGCCCGAACCCTTGGAGACGCAGACGCAGAACACAAGCATGACCTCAACGAACTGGACCAACCAAGAGCGCACGGACACCGCCCACCTGCTGATGCGAGGCCTGCGACCGATCCACATCGCGGCGTCTCGTGGCGTCACGCAGGCAGCAGTGTCCTCGATCGTCTCCCGGATGCGGCAGGAGTGGATCGACAGGCAGGAGAACCGCCCGTGAGGCGTCCAAGCGAGTCGAGGGGGTGCTGAGGTGGACCAAGCTCCGACGCTCCAGCTCCCGCGCCCCTACGCCAAGCAGCACGCGGCTATCGCAGACCCGGCTCGCGTGGTGGTGATCGAAGCCAGCACCAAGAGCGGCAAGACCGCCGGATGCTTGACGTGGCTGCTCCAGCAGGCGTGGAACACGGGCGGCCCGGGGATGGCGTTCTGGTGGGTGGCCCCCGTCTACTCGCAGGCCAAGGCCATCGGGTTCGCCCGCATGAAGTCCATGCTCACGCAGGCGGACAACCAGAAGCGGGTGTGGAGCAACCACGACTCCGACCTCTGGGTGGAACTCTGGAACGGTGCCCGCATCTGGTTCAAGGGTGCGGATCACACCGACAGCCTCTACGGTGAGGACGTGTACGCGGCGGTGATCGACGAGGCGACCCGCTGCAAGGAGGACGCATGGATCGCGGTGCGTTCGACCCTGACCGCAACCCGTGGCCCGGTTCGGGTGATCGGCAACGTGAAGGGGCGGCGCAACTGGGCCTTCAACCTCGCACGCCTCGCCGAAGCCGGGACACCTGACATGGCCTACCACAAGCTCACTGCATACGACGCGGTGGATGCTGGTGTCCTTGCTGCTGAAGAGGTCGAGGATGCCAAGCGCATCCTCCCGGATCACATCTTCCGCGAGTTGTATCTGGCAGAGCCCACTGATGACGGTGCCAACCCCTTCGGGATCAAGTCGATACAGGACTGCATCTCACCGACCTCGACCCGTCCGCCGATCGTGTACGGCATAGACCTCGCCAAGTCGATCGACTACACGGCGGTGATCGGTTTGGACGATGAAGGTACAGTGGCGGTTTGTGAGCGGTGGCACGGAACGGACTGGACGACAACGATCGAGCGGATCTGCAACATCGTCGGAGACGGCTGGGCCACGGTTGACTCGACCGGGCTGGGTGATCCAGTCGTCGAGCAGCTCCAGAAACGACTGCCGCAGGTCGAGGGCTTCAAGTTCACATCAACAAGCAAGCAGCAACTCATGGAGGGCCTCGCCGCCAGCATCTCCGCGCAGGAAGTCCGCTTCCCTGACAACTGGCTCCGCGCCGAGTTGGACATCTTCGAGTTCGAGCACTCACGCACCGGGGTCCGCTACTCCGCCCCGCAAGGCAGTCACGACGATGGAGTCTGTGCCCTAGCCCTTGCAGTCCGGGCGAAGGACAAGCTGGCCGGACGCTTCTCTTACAGGATTATCTGATGATCAACTGGATCAAGCGACTCTTCGACACAGACAAGTACAACGCCTCGAGCATCCGCATGGTGGACACCATGGGACGCGAAGGCTCGGCCCAGCCGCCCTTCAACTACCGCGTGGCGGTTCGGTCGTTTCGCTCGTGGGTCTACGCTGCCGCGTGGATCAACGCCTCAGCAGTCGCGGCGACACCGCTGCGCCTCTACGTCCGGAACGACTCGAGCCAGAAGTCACTGTGGCGCACGCGCAAGGTGAGCACCGCACGCAAGCGGTACATGATGGGCGACGGGCAGGGAGATGTCAGGCCATCGTCGAGCGTGATCAACAAGGTGATGGAACTCGGCGACGACATGGTGGAGGTGACCGAGACCCATCCGGTGATCGAAGTGCTCCGCAAGGCCAACCACGTCTACAACGGCTTCGACCTGACTCTGCTGCGAACCCTCTATCAGGAACTCACTGGCAACGCCTACCTCCATCCGGTCATCGACCCGACCCTTGAAGTCCCGACTCAGCTCTGGCCCATGCCGAGCCAGTGGATGCAGGTGATCCCGTCCAAGGACAACTTCATCGACGGATACGTCTACGGCGCGGACGACCAACAGGCCATGAAGTTCGACCCGGATGAGGTCATCCACTTCAAGAGGCCGAACCCGGAGAACCTGTTCTACGGCCTCGGCAAGGTCGAGGCGGCCTATGGCTCAGTCGCTGCGAATCAGGCCGTGCATGAGATGGACCTCTCCATCTTCGAGAACCACGCACGCCCAGATTATGCCGTCGTCGTCAATGGACCACACCGACGCGCCGACCTTGATGTCTTCGAGCAGCATGTCAGCGAGCGGCTCCGAGGAACCCGCAAGGCTGGGCAGTTCCTCACGGTCAGCGGTGACGTGCAGTTCACGCCGCTCAACTTCCCGCCGAAGGATCTGAGCGGTCGCGAGGAGATCGTTGAGGAGATCGCTGCGGTCTTCGGCGTCCCGGTCAGCATGATGAAGGCCAACGACCCGAACTTGGCGAGCGCACGCGCAGGCTTCAGCCAGTGGCGTGAGTCCACCATCCTGCCACTGCTCCGCATGGACGAGGACGTTCTGAACCAGATTTTCCTCCCGATGTTCGGCATCGAGGAGGATGCCTGCCTCGCCTACGACAACCCGGTCCCCGCCGACAACGCATTCCAGCT